CGTCACGCGAGCGCCACGGTAGCGCGACTGCCGGTCTGTATGGCACGCCCGAGCCTTGGCGGCCATCGAAAACCTCCTTCCCCAGCCGGGGATCTCGGCTGTTCCGGCGGCTTGGTCAAAGACGATCCAGCCGACGGCCTCGACCGCCCGCCAGAACTCCTCGTCCCCGCCGCAGACCCTCGCCAGCCGCCCCGGCGTTGCCCGTACGGTCCCATCGGCGCTGTTCAAGCTTGCCCATCCCCAGAGCTGGAAGAGACGGTATACCACCGTCTCGACGCCCTGGCCGGTCAAGTCGATCAGCTCCTGGACCTCGGGCTTCTCGCCAAGGTTGATGTCGAGGGGAATCCATTCACCGGCCATATCAAACTCTCCCATGAACCTTCATGTGGTGAAACCTGCAAAGACACGCTAAGTCGGATGCACGCTCTTTCCGAAACCTTGCATACGTCATGTGGTGACATTGCAGCCGCACGTTGGACGAGCACCTGGTTCCGTCTAAGTACACGTACTCGCACCGGAACCCAGAGGCCCGCTTGACTGCGTAAGACTTCTGCCGCCAATTAAGACCGTACACGGCGCACAACTCCTTGCTTGCGATCAACCTCTAGCCACGCATACTTTTTCAGCACGTCACAGACAACTCTGGTGATTCCTGCGCGAACGAGAGACGCGCGCTGCGCGTCGGTGATTTGATCTCCAGCCACGTACGCGTTTACTGCCGGCGTCCTTTCGCACATGCAGGCCTTGCGCATTAGCTCTGTCTCGCCATATGCAAGGTAGATCACTGAGAATGCCTCGGTGAAACTCATTTCAGAGCGATCGCCCAGCTTTGACCGAATGGCCGCGCTCAGCTCACCTCGTTTCATTTGAGTTTCCATTCCTTGGCAGCCAACCGAACTGCTTCAACCAAGTCGGAAATCTCTTCCGACATTTCCTGTTGCAGATTGCGAGGAGGAGCAAGGACGCGGATGTCCTCAAGGGCCAGTGTCAGGTGCTCAATGGTCACTGTGGCAGGATCCTTAAAAACTCCACCACGAGTCCTGCGGCCAACGTCACTGTCCGCGGCATCGCGGATCATCTTGATCAACGTCTTCCCGTCCACTCTGTCCTTGTTCGCCAGCTGCACAACCTCATGCAAGCAGCTCAAAGTGGCATTCTCGGCAATGGCCTCGGCAATTTGCTTCCAGTCGTGGCAGTCCGTCCACCGCCACAGCCGCCTGCTCGTAGAAACTGGGAGGCCTCGCGGCGACACGCCAACCTGAAGCATGTGAGATGACACCAGCGCGGCGTGGTAGTGGTCCCTGACTGTGGACTGGTTGGCCGCGTACTGGTCCGATACCTGCTTGATAACTTCCGCGCGATGGCACCGCCCGCCCTTCGCTACCGGGGCTTTGCAGAGCGCCTCGGCGGCGACCCTTGCAGTGTCGCCGCTGCCCTGGCGGACACCGTTCGTGTTGTTCTCCCTTGCCGAAAGGGCACGCAGCAGATTGTCCCCGGTGTCGCTGGACACAACGTACGCCCGATATGACGTCTTTCCGTTCTGGGCGATCTGATACGCCCGCGCACGATGCCTGCCGCACACGACCCGGTACCGCCCAGGCGATTTTTCCTGTAGAACGACCATCGGAAAGGCGTCGCCGCCCTTCATCTTGTCGGCGTACTCCTTGCATGTCTTCTCGACGCACTCGTTGGTGTTCACTCGCGTTTGGTACAAGTTGTCCTTGATGTCCACTGACCCAACGTCGACGCAGACGATGGTCCAAACAATGCCAAGCCGGACCATCTGCCCCTCGACCAACGCGTGCGCAACCACATCGAACGCTTGCTGCTCGCTTCCCATTGTCTGTGCTCCTTTTTGAACCAAACCGAATCGGCCGCACGTCAACGAGACGCCGCCGTTACTTGCCACTCCCTCTCGCGCCGCCCAGTCTCGTTAACCAGTACGCGGCCTGTCTGTTCGATCAGCCCGATCCGCCCCATCTCACCGAGCCGCTTGCCCACGCGGTGCTTGTCCAGGTTGCACCGCTGGCCAATCAGCGTCTGCCCCGCCGGCCCGAGCTCGAGGGCCTTGAGGATCCGCCGGTGATGTTCGGCCTGAACGCCAACGGCCTGGAAGGATGCCTGCCTGGAGGTGGGGGGGTCGCCTTTCCTAAAGAGCGGGTAGGCCACTGCGTCCATCACAGCCAGCCTCCGCTCCCACGGTGTTGCGTCGTGCCACATGGTCAATCTCCTAGAAGGGGATGTCGTCGGAGCCGGCCACCTTGACCGTCTGCCGCTGCTTCTGCTGTGCGTTCACCTTCCACTGCGGCAGGTCGCCCGTGGCCGGGGCCTGCTGGGCCGGCGTGAAGCCGTTGACCCACAGCTTCTGTAGGCCCGTCCGCGTGTCGATCTTCGGAGACCCGAGCTTGTCGGTGGCCCGCTTGGTGGTCACGGTCACACGCTTTCCCTTGAGATCGCCTGCACCCACGTCGGTATCCCCCGCCAGGCCCGCCGCCCAGAGCAGCTGTTGCGCGGCCTTGTGGTCGCGCTCGTCGCTTGGGTCGAAGAACTTGTCGAAGGCCGGGTGCCCAGTGATCGGAGTGAACGTCAGGATCACGGCCTCTCTGGCGCCGTCCTGGCTGGTCCACTCCTTCTCGCCGGTGATCTCGCAGACGTGGTCGCCGTCCACTAGCACCTCGGCAATCGCTTGAGGCTGCTCGTCGTTGAATCGGTTAAATCGCATTCGTCAGCTCCTTCGTTTGAGGTTCAATCTGGTCGTGCCGCTTGGTGATCTCTTCGGTCAGGTCGTGCTGCTGGTCGGTGGTGATCTGGCCTTCGCTCACGAGGACGTCGATCCGGTCCGCAATCGCCCCCAGCGTCCTCACGGCTTTCGCCCCTGCGATAAAATCCGAGATCTCTCGAAAGAGCGTCTTTTCGTCGTCGGCCTCGGCAGGAGCCGGCCCCTGTACCGCCGGGGCGGTTTTTGCAGACGTCGGCGCCGACGTCACAGGAGCCGGGGTCCCGCACGAGAGCCACGCCGCCAGCTGCTTGCCAAGATCCTCGCCAGCCTCGCGGATGATCTGGTCCTTGAGCCACGCCGCGCGAGTCTTTGTGATGATCAGCTCGTGGTCCTGGGTGACGTCGCCCACCACAGTGAACTCGTACTCAAGACCGTCACGCTGGACCGGCTGGAGGCCCACCTTGCGGACCTGCGTCCTGCCGTTGACGGTCTCGATCACGTGCTCGACCTTGCTGCGTAGCGTGCAGATGATGTGCAGCTTGGCCCCAAGGATCGCGTCAACCAACTGGTTGTGCCGTGGAGTTGCGTCACGCCATCCTGCAAACGATCCACCGCCGGAACGCTTGGCGGCGTTGTCGACAAACTCCAAAATGCCGCCCTTGCCGGCCCACGCATGGGACAGGCTGTCGATGATCAGGACGTCGTAGCCAGCTTCCTCGGCATCCTTGATGGCGTCGATAAACTTCTGGGCCTCGTACGTTTCCAATTCCAGAACGTCAAAGGCCAGGCCACGCTCTCCGGCGTAGAGGCTGGCAGAGCCTCGCTCTGTGTCGATGATCGCAACACGGCCACCAAGTCCGTGGGCCACTCGCTGGGCCGTCATCGTCTTTCCACTGCCGGCCGGGCCAACAAGCCCAAACCGGAGCCACGCATTGGCTCTTGTTGCTTTCTTAAAACCGCTCATTCCCACCATCCCTTTGTGTAAGTGACAGAAGATCCGCCGCGGCATCCGTGCCGCAGCGGTGTAAAGTTGCTTCCTTGCTCTGGCGGATCCTCCGCCTCCTCGGCCAACGTCTCCGCCGTGGCCGCCTCCTGCTGCTGCCAGATCGAGATGTACGAGACGATGGCCGCGGCCCACAGGATCACGATCGACGCCAAGAGCTCCGCCGTGTCGTCGCTCATACTCGCCCCCCTTCGTCGATCGCCATGTAGGGCCATGCGTCTTCGTCAACGCGGCGGGCTCGGGCCACCAGCGTGGGCTCGAGCTCGTACGTACGTGGGGCCAGCGGCCTGATCGTGCGGATGATCTCGTGGAGCATTCGCACGGCCGCGAACAGCTTCGCCATGTGATAGGCGTGCTGCTGCGCGTTCTGCCGCCCAGCATCCTTCCAGTCCAATCGATGATTTCCACGGCGGGCCATCCTTGGCCTCCTGTGTGCTAGCGGGTGGTGAGATCCGAGAGGGGGGCCTCGATGATCGCGCCGTCTACATCGACGGCCAGGCGGTCGCCCCGGATCTCCATCACGTAGCCACCCCAGAAGCGACCGGCGGAAATGCCGTTCACAAAATCCCCGATGGCCGGGGCAGGGCGGCCGTACACGTCGGCCATCCCGGCCGCGGCTGCTTCGTACTCTCGTTCGTGAGCGTCCATGCTCGTCTCCTCTTGTTGTCCTATCTCAAATTTAAGAGCAGCAGATTGAGTAGGTGGTGAATCGTGCGTGCCAGCTCGGAATCCGTTCCAAGCTGCTGGCCGATGCTGATGAGCGTCAATGCTCGGATCAGGCCATCAACGTTTCCGTATCTCACGGGCGTCCTCCTGACGCGGGGCGAATGATAGTTGTCCGATCTCAAATTTGTCAACAGGGGAAAAGATCGGATTTCTTGCCCGTAGAATTTAGGCCGATTTCCGCTGGCCAGGGCGGCGCCCGCACAGCTTGCCAGCCGCCCTTAGCTTCTCGCGTTCTTTCGCAAGTTGCTGGATTTCTTCGGCGTCGTACAGCCAGGCCCGCTTAGTGATCTGTTTTGACCAGATCTCACCTCTGACGGCCATTCCTCGAATGTGCGTTCCCGAGCAGCCGTAGATGTCTGCCGCCTCGGTAGTCGAGCAAAGCGTTTTCGCTGGCAATGTCACTGGCATTTTCATGGGCTCCAAGCTACCGACGGCGTTTCCCGAATCAACGGCATCGCCGTTTGCCTTCTGCATCCTTGCTCGCCTACGGTTCCGCAGGCGAACTACACCCCGCTGGGCTCGAACCAGCAACCTTCGGTTCCGTAGACCGATGCGCTACTGGAACCGTGGGAACAACCTACTGGAACCGTAGGTCCGGTTTTGCGGGGTGTTTGACAGTCCGCCCGTCATCCGGAGGATGGCACCACCTTTCCGCCCCATGAGGGGGCGTGGCGGGCGTCAGAGGGGCTGCAGGCGGCGGTCCCTCTGGCACACCATGAAGTGCCTCCGATGTATTCCCGATCCGGGCCGGCCACGCTTTCAGCGTATGCCGCCCAGTACAACCTCCTCCGCGACGTGCGGCCGGAGACAGTCCGCCAGTATGAGATCACCGCCCGGCTCTTTGAGCAGTGGGCCGGCGGCCCCGTGCAGCTCGTCGAGCTTGACGAGGCCAGCGTCTCGGCGTGGCTGCGCGACTACGCCGCCTCCGGGGTCGTGCCGGAGACCGTCCGCAGCAAGAAGGTCGGCATCTTAGCCCTCTGGCGGGCCGCGGCCGACGAGGGGCTCTGCGAGCCGCCCACTCGCCGCATACGGTCCGTACGCGTGCCGTACAAGGCTCCCACGTGCTGGACGTGGGAGGAGGTGTCCGCCCTCCTGACAGCCTGCCAGGGCCTCCAGCGGTGGCATAAGACCGGGCTCCGCCGGTCGGCGTGGTTCGACCTTGCCATTCGCCTGGCGTGGGACACAGGGCTCCGCCAGGGCGATCAATGGCGGCTGCCGGTGGCCGACATCCGGCCCGACGGGGCCGTCGGCCTGGTCCAGAGCAAGACCGGCCGGCCCGTTCTGTGCCAACTGTCCACCTCGACGGTCGAGGCCCTACGGGTCTCGCTCGAGGTGGCCCCTCGGCAGCTCGCCTGCCCCTGGCAGGCATCGCACGAAACCTTCGACGATCAGTTCAAACGGCTCGTCGGAAAGGCAGGCATTCGGCCGGGTACGTGGAAGTGGTTGAGAAGGGCCTCGGCCACCGATGTGGAGATCCAGAGGCCCGGATCCGCAACAGCCCACCTAGGGCACGTGCCGGGCTCACGCATCGCGGAGCGTAGCTATATCGACCCAGCCCAGTTCAGCCGCACCGCCACCACGCCACGCGAGCTCGTTGTGGCCGCGTTTCAATCTAGGCAAGGGGGGGGGGCAGCAGTCTAAAGCTGGGTGAGGCCGGTTGACGTATGTCAACTCTCGCACTCCGCCAGACACGCTGCGTAGCCGGCCAGATCCACCGGCGTGTCGGAACTTTTCGAAGTGCCTTGGTGGCGCGCGAGCTTGTCCAGGATCATGATCTGCGCCCAGTCGGCCTCGGTCAGAGGCTCGGACAGCTTGTGGGCAAAGATCGCGTTGACGGCCGCCACCGTCTTGGCGAAGTGCTCCTTCGGCGGCCCGTAGGTCGCGCGCCGCGCTCCCACTGTGTGGATCGCCGTGCGGAGCAAGTGCTCAGCAGCGTTGGTCGGCGTGTCGTCTGGTGCTTTCATCGATCGTGCCCTCCTGATTTCTTGAACGGCCAGCAATAGCCACGAGGCTAGCGTGCCCGATGTGCCAGTCCACCAGCACCCACTGAACTTCCGCGCCGCGTATTCGGCCTGCTGGAGATCGTCATCAGTCAGGCTGTGCGTCACGAGGTGCGTACCTTGCCATTGGAGATACGGAAATTCTCCACGTCAAACTCGCCAGTGTCTTTCACACTCACCAGAGCTGCCCCGTGGTTCCACTTGTTCAGCGGCGCGTAGGCCGGCCGCAGATCGCACAGGCAGCCGGTCGAGAAGCAGACCGTCTCGGCTCCCATCATGTCGGGCTCGCTGTGGATCGACGTCCTGTGGCCGTGGCCCTCAAGCACCGTGTGATGCAACCGCATGTACGCCCCGCGGGCCTGATTGACCGGCGACGAAATCCCGTTGCCTTTCTCGTGGCCGTGCAGGATCGGGAGCCCGCCCGCCATCACGATCCGCTTCTCGCCCACCAAGTCAATGCCGAGCTCGGTGAGGGCCAGCCAGTTGTCCAGGCCCATGATGGGCGACGTCGAGAGCTCGGGAGCGTGCTGCCAGAGCCACTTCTCCCACCGCTCTTCGTGGTTGCCGGCCTTCGCCACGATCTTGATGTCGGGGAACTCGCCGCGGAGCCACCGCAGGAGCTGCTGAACCTGCTCCAGCTCGGCCAGGAAGTTCCTGTGTTTAGGATTCTTCTCGTGGCGGCTGATTGAGTAGAAGTCGGCAAAGTCTCCGTTTAAGAGCAGCGCGTCGATCTTGTGCTCGTGCAGGTGGTCGACCGCGGCCCGGAGCGCCACGTCATCGTGGTATGGGCAGTGGATGTCGGACAGGATGCCGACCTTGCCGACGGTCGCCATGTCGTAGACCGTCCACGGCACGGCCTGGCTCTTAGGCATCTCGGCGCCCTGGCCTGGTGCTCGAGCTGCTCGCCGCACGCCGTGGTCCTGCCGCGCGCGCAAGGTTTTCCCGGACTGGCCAAACAGCGTCCGCACTCGCGATCGTGCAGACTCAAGCGTGATCGCCCCGCGGCTCTGCTCGACCAGCTTGCGGGCGATCGACCGTGCCGGATGATCGGGAAACTGTTTGATCAGGTCGAGGGCCACCTGGCTGATGTCGTCAAGGCTTCCGGGGCTTCTTGGCCCGGTCTTTGCTGCTGGCACGCTCCGCCCTCCGTGGTGTCTGGTCCGCCGGCTTCTTCACGTACACATTGCCGTCTTCATCAGGGCTCAGGCAGCCCTCGACCTGGTCGTCGTCGGGCTGGCCGTAGCCGTCTGGGCTTCCGGTCCAGAATCGCTTTGCCTTTTTTGCCATCGTCGCCTCCGGCTAGATGGTCGCGTCGACATATCCTTCGAGAGCGGTGCGAGTGACGCTGCCCGGCGCCACCCACGTGAGAGACCAACCGAACGTGCCAACGCCCAGCGTGGACGTCTGGGCGCTGGAAAGCGCTATGTTGATCTTTCCGGCGGCGGCGTCCACCACCGTTGTCGTGAACGTCGCCAGCGTTGCGCCGGTCACAGTGGACGTGACAATCGCCGCCGCTGTGTAGCTAGTGAGGGCAATGTCAAAGTCGAGCAGCGACGAAAACGAATCACCGGCCCTCCAACGTAGCTGCATTTGGCCGGGTAGTTGGTCATACGTTGCCATCGGTTGGTGTCTCCGGGGGTAAGAACGCGTCGAGCTGCTCGTCGTAGCGGTAGCCGATGCCTGCGAAGTTCATCCGAAAAGGCACGCCGCCGTTTGCGTGCACGCCGCCGCGCGTGTGGTAGCTAGTCCGCAAGCACCGCTGGCCGCGAAACTCTGCGTAGTGCGATTCCCAATCGCCGGTAGTCTCGTCTTTGCCAACGATGACTTCTGTGACAATGCTCTGCTCGTCGATGAATGCGTAGTGCGCCATTAGCTCCAACTCACTGTGCCTGTGCCCGCCGTAATAGTGATGACTGCGTCTGTGCCGACCGCGCTGCGAGTGAACGTCAATCCAGACGAGAGAGCGATCTGTGCCTGCGAGGCGTTCCATCTCAAGATGACAATGCCGGAGCCGCCTGCACGTCCAGCGGTGAAACCTGTCGCAGAGCCAGCACCGCCAGCACCTCCTCCGGTGTTTGCCGTGCCATCTGTGCCCGAAGCGGCGTTTGTGCCGCCGTTGCCGCCACCACCGGAACCTCCCGCGCCGTTCCCCGTGGACGATGCGTTAATTCCGCCACCGCCACCACCCGCGTAGGTGACAGACGACCCCGTGATCGTTGACACGCGACCGACACCGCCAGCCCCGGCATTGCCACCAGCACCGCCTGCGTTGCCGCCCGCACCTCCCGCGCCGCCGCCACCGCCTCCACGAGCATTAGTGCCGCCGCCCGTTGTGTTTCCAGTGCCGCCGTCTGATCCAAGCAGGGACGACAATGATCGGCCGGACACGCCACCAGCACTGCCTGCCGCACCGCCGCCGCTGCCTCCAATTCCGTTGACGATGCCGCTTGCTGCCTGACTGCCGCCGCCAACAGCAACCAGAGAAGAGAAAAACGACGCTGACCCGCCCACTCCGTTGGTGTTCGCTGCGCCGCCAGCCCCGACGCTGACGCTCCACGCCGTGCCCAATGTGACGGCAAAACTTTGCTCTAGCATTCCACCTGCGCCGCCACCGCCCGAGCCGCGACTGCCCGCTGCACCGTCAACCGATCCGCCTCCACCGCCAACGACCAACGCTTGCACCAGCAGCAGCTTTCGTGCGTCGGCAACGCCGCTAAACGGCCCCTGCACGGGGGTCACAATCTGCCCGCCAAGTCCGTAGATGCCGGGGTTCACAAGTCGGCTCCAAGCGCGGTAACGTGCGTTGTCTGCGCGACGCTTGTGGTGACGCGGACAGACCAAGACGCGGATGGCAGTATGAGATTGTTGTAGGTGGTCGAAACGCGAGTCTGTTGCACGGTGCTAGAGCCGGTTGCAGCGGCAACGGTGATTTCATCAAACAGCCAGTAGTTACTGGAACCGTCAACGAGAAACACGCGAACAATAGCCGCCGCGCTCGTCGCAGCACACTTCACCACAATTTCTGCGATGCGGGTGCCTGTAGCCGCGCCAGTGATTAAAGTACCGACGGCTGATGGCGTACCAGCATATGTAGCGTCTGCCGTGGCTATAGATACCGCGCCAATTCTGGGAGTTACTGCAAATTGCGGGGCCGTTGCCATGATTGTTCCTTAACGAAAATTTGCCCAGAGGTACAAAG